GCATCGAATACATACGGAGAATCAGTCCTTCCAGCGAAATACCTGTCAATGAGTTTTCTTGCAGAAGTATACTCGCCCGTATTCTTGTCCGGAATAGAACCATTACCAAGATAGCCGGTATTGAGGAATGCCTGATAAGACCTGTTATCGTCAGTGTTCTTGACACCGAAGATAACTTTCACCTTATTGTCAGGCTGGAGAGCTACATACTCTGCAATCTCCTTTATATCTCCGTTAACGATTGCACTCCAGTTGTCAATCGTAAGCTGACCTGGATTCTTGGTGTTTACCCAACCACCCTTGAGACGGTCATATACTTGAAGCGGAGTAATGTTGAGATACTTGAACAGGAAAGTTACAAGCTCTTCCTCTCCACGATGACACATCTTATATGGAGTGGCAATATTAGCAGCACCTCCCGTATACTGAGGAATCTTGTTCTTGGTAACTTCCTCTTTTGTTCCCCATGCAGTCCTACCATAGGAATCAATAATCTTGCACTTGCTTCCTTCATTGTTTATCTGGACTTCCTGACTGCACCAGAAATCAAGAGGAATTACAGGCTGCTCCTCAAGGTCAGTTACCTTGACAAGGAAACGAACCCTTGAAGTCTTCACTTGCTTTCCGTTCCTTTCAACAGCAAACGTGTAAGCAGGCTCGTCTGCATCCTCAGGGATATTCCATCCGTACTCACGCAGCTTTGCATTGTCAGGATTGATTGCAAGGATATTAACGGAAGCTACTCCGATATACTTGCGGAAATCATAATCGAAATTGGAATTTGAAGGATCTTTTGATGCGTTGAAATTAGTAATCATGATATAAAGATTTAATTGTTATTTAATTCTGATTGTGTCTTGAGTTCTGGAGTCTCGAAAGGAGGGATAATGGCTTTTTGTGTCTCATACTTATCACCTTTCCATCTGGATTCCCAGAAATCAAAATTGCCTTCTCCGTCTCCTGAAAGGATAATAAGTACGTTTGGATGACGCCCAGCTATTGCAGATATCCAATCTTCAATATCATAAAGCTTTGCATATGTGCCACCTGTATTGATTAGTTCCTGTATTTCAATATCATAAGAACCATCATCCTCTTTGGTAAATTCAAGCAAATCCTTTTCGAATGCCTCACATTCTTCAGAATTGCCATATATTTCAAGATTATAAGCTGTATAGTAACCCATATCAATTCAGTTTATTAAGTTTGTTTACTATGATTTCATAAACTGGCTTCTCATTTCCGTCTGGATCTATATAACGTCTTTCACGAATCCTTCCGGAAAGTTCTACACTGTCTCCCCTGTTGAGGGAAAGTTCTTCTTTGGAGAAGTAGACACAATGATGCCAGGTAGTTTCCACTAAAATGTTATCTTTCTCATCTTTGTAGGTATAATTAGTAGCTACTGATAAATTGTTGATATACGATTCTCCTATTTTGGCTGACTTTGCAGAGCCTACTATACCTTTAAGCTCAATCTTATTTAGACTCTCCATTCTGCCACTCCTCCACGTATTCAGGCCATTCATCTTCATCAGAATCACCTGAGGTTTCTGTCTCTTCTTCAGACTCTTCATCTGTGTTTCCTTCTGGCCAGATATTGTCCATTGGATTCTCGGATACTGGCTCAGTAGTCTCCTTTACGGCTTCTTCGGTCTTTTCTGGTTCAGCTTCTTCTTCTTCTTCTGAGTCAGCATCATTGTTTTCCGGGAAGATTGTATCAACTACCTCACCTTCATCCTCGTCTTCAACGTGTACTTCAGCAATTACTTCCTTGGTCACTGTCTCAACAAGCTCAGGCTCCGGCTTCTCTACAATGATAATGTCCTTGCCTTCAAGAATATTGTTACGCTGCTCCTTGTAGTACTCAAGCATCTCTTTCAGCTCCTTTTTCTCCTCGTCTGCGAGCTTCTTGTACTTCTCGTCAATACCCTTTATTTCTTCCTTGATTGCCCTAATGCTTTCCTGAAAAGATGCAGCAATCCTGTTTTTAGTTTCCTTTAACATTGGTTATAATAATTAAGTAAATAAGTTATAATTTATAATGTTTAATGTAAGTATCTGGTATATTGGATGTTACGGTATATAGAAAACTATCATCTTTAGTGTCGTCAAATACCGGAATATAAATTACTGGATTCTTACTCCTCATAATCCTTCCAAGCTCCTGAACGGTGATTCTTGAAGTTCCTCCGAGCTGTGTTATTACACCGCATTCAATGTCTACGAGATTCTGTCCTTCTATGAGTTTACCTACTACATATAAGGAGTCTATATCGTGATTATTGAACCTGTCAAGAAGACGCATTGAGGCAGGAGTCTTGGATGTAAATGCGAAATGTTTCCCAAGACTCTCTGCCTGCTTGATTGATAAGCAGAAGCAGAGGAACCGTTTGTGCTCACGGATCAATTTGGAGCATATCATTCTGACGGCATCCTCCTTTATCTTGCCCAAGAATCGTTTGCGTTCATTACCTGCCCGAAGCATCTTCTGCTTATTCCACACGGATGCTGAAAGATTGAACTGTTCAACTGCCTGGGATACATTCTTATTGAGGATATGGTAGTACTCAAACGCTGAATACGCATTACCCTTATACCAATAATCCCTGTCTTTAGTATCAAGAAGCAGATGTATTACTATTATCTCAGGTGAAGGGAGGATATTCCAGGATATGGCCTGACTTAGGGATACATAAGACTTATCGAAATGTCCATACTTAGATTCAAGTGTGAATATTTCATCATCATCTATGACGGCTCCGAGTGCAAGCACATATTCTCCGGTAACTGAATCACATATTGCCTTCCTCCTTTCGGTGTCAATATGAGGCGCTTCATCAAAGACCAGCAAACCCCACTTTGTTCCACTGTATTTATGAAAGGAGGCATAGCAGGCAATCGTGACATTATCCAGTGGGACGTTGAACTTATGAAATTCTTCTTCCCAGTTTTCTATATTGTTCTGTTCAGGAACAAGGATAAGACAATCAACAGGATTGTCCTTTAAGAATTTCAATACAACGCCGCTCTTACCAGTGCCTGTAGCCCATTGGCATAAAAGCCTATGATTCTTATGGAGACGCTGTACTGCTTTCTCCTGTAGTTCCTGACGTGTCATAATCAGATGAATATCTGTGAAAGGTTCATCTTAAGATTGTTATCCTTGTCAGACTCTCCTATCACGAACTTCTTACCACGAAGATGAAGAGGTCTTGCCTCACGGATATGTCCAGCTCCACCCTCGAAGGAAAGCATAGTCTTGTTGCCCTCACGATAGATGAAACCAACGGCATCTGATTCTCCACAGATGATGTCACTGAGCTTACCTGCAAGGTCTACAACAAGCTCCGTACTTTCGACATCATTCATCTGAATCTGCTTATCCTTGACATGACAGATGAGAATCAGTGTCTCACAGAAAGGCTGGAACATATGTACTACCTCTTTCAATGCCTTGCGGAGATAAAGATATCCAGCACCATTCGGCAAAGTCCTTACGTCAGCCCTCGGATCTGGAACTGGCTTGCCATTGACACGGATAATCTGGTTATTAGCATCACGCTTAAATCCCCAGTTAACACCTACAGAACTGCTCCTGTAAAGGGCAGCAGCGTATTCAAGACACATTTCCTCAAGCCTTGTGGCATTGTCAATGGTAATGAACCTGTAAGGAAGCTTATTTGTCTTTTTCATTTCCTCTTGAAGGGCATTCTTGATTGCAAACATCTTGGATATGTTGTTTGCCTGGATAGCCATTACATCCAATGCACGATATCCATCATCCAGGTCTATCACAAGATTGTTGTCAAGACTTGCTACGGCAGTGCTTTTTCCGGATTTAGGAAAACCAAACAGTATAAGCAGTCGCGGATTATAATTTTGTGCTTTACGTCTTTCTTTTGGAAGGACAATTTCTTGTTTCATATCAGTTTTTGTTTTTATCAAGGTTTTTTAATATATCATTGAAATCTATTGAGAAATCATTGTCTTCTTCATCACTGACAGCTAAATCCCGTATGGATTGCATCGTAAATGCCCAAAGCATATCATCTCTCAGAAGAAGTTTTGCAAGACTATGTGCAGCAGCAAGCATTTCCCATTTAGAATTTATGTGTATCTCATCATAACACACAACAGTGTTATCATCCCTGAGTTCAGCACATATCTTAATCAGTGTCTTCTCATCGTTCTCCATTGAAACCTGTTTTTAATAAGAGTTAATAGTGAAAGTAGTTTACGTTGCTGACGATATGTCTTCATATTGTGTACACGTGTATAATATCCCGAAACCTTGTCAACATCATCAACACGCGGAAGCTCCTCAAAGTCACACACAGCACCATCAAAGAATAACGGGCATATACCACCCATTTCTCCATTACGGTTTGCTATGACATACAGAAACCTACCATAGTTCTTGAGTCCTGAACCGTCAACATCCTGAATCTTATATCCAAGCCATGTCTGTAAACCAAATTTAGATGGATCAAACAGACCAAGAACCAAATCAGCATCCCTTGCCGTATACTTTGAATCACCGAGTGTAGATGCTGTCGGAAGCATACGCTTCTGTTTGATTGCTTCAAGTCCTTCTGATTCAGATGCCTGCTGCTGGATAGCCACACAAGTATAGTTATACCTGTTACGAAGATACTTGACAAAATACTCACTCATCTTGTCAACAGCATCCTTCGTTTTGAATCCCTGTTCCTTGTCAACAAGCCCGATATGGTCTATGATACATATCTTATAATGATTAGGGTCATTCTGTGTATACGAATCAAATACTTCTACTTCCTTAAATGAGTTACCATTGGAGGCTTTCTTGTGGGACTTGTATGTGCCTACTGATTTGGCATAGTTCTCACAAACCCTCAGGATACCAGTAGGATTAGTGTTCTCAGTCTCAAACTGGACACATTTGTTGAAAAAGTCCAACCTCTCCTGATATTTCTTACTCTGAAGAAGGTCAAGTGCCTCCTGCGGAACAGGATAATCAGAAGATGTAGAACGCAAATCAACAGGAGCTAATCTGATTCCATCCAATTTATACAGAAGATGAGACATATATCTTTCAATTACCTTCTGTACTGATTCTTCAAGAGCGAAGTATATAATATGTACAGAACACTTGCCAGGATTGTTGAAAGCATAATCAAGAACAGTGAACAGATATACATAATCAGTATAAGCCGTTTTTCCGACCTTCTGATTGGCTGTTACTACGATATACTGTCCCTGTTCAATACCAGGAAGCTCGGATCTGAATCTCTTGAACGGAAGAGGAATACAATTCACACCTCCTGAAAGGA